ACCGAGGAGATCATCCGCTCGGAATTGGATAAGGCGGCGGGCGACCCCGGGGGCTTCGACCGTTCGTACCTGAACCGGACCCGCAAGGCCGTTCCGCCGTCGGACGCAAACGTGCCGAAGGAGAAGTGGCCGGGGCTGGTCGGGGAGAAGTGGCGGCCGGGTGGCGACGTTGCGCTCGCCTTCGACGTGTCGGACGGCCGGGACTACTCGTCGATCGCCATGGCGTCGCTCGGCGAAGACGGACGGACGCACCTGGAGGTCGTCGACCGCCGCCCTGGCACTGAGTGGCTGGTGCCCGCTGTTACGCGCCTGACGCGCCTCTGGAAGCCTCTGGCGGTCGCGGTGGCCGGACGGTCGCCCGCGGCCTCGCTCGTGGACGAGATGGTCGCTGCAGGGCTTCGCTCTCCTGGCCAGACCGACCCCGCCGAGCGGGGCGACCTGGTGGTGCTGCGGCAGGGCGACCAGATCGAGGCATGCGGGCAGATCGCCGACGCCATTCGGCAGGGCCGTGTCGCGCACATTGACCAGGCGCCGCTGACCGGCGCGGTGAACGGTGCGCGCACGAGGCGCAGCGGCGATGCGTGGACGCTGGACCGCCGGTCATCGCTGGTGGATATCTCGCCGCTGTGGGCGGCAACTCTGGCCCGCTGGGCACTGTCCGCGCGCGCCAACGCTGCGGACGACTACGACGTGGCCGACTCGTTCGGGTGAGGAGGGCAGTATGAGGCTCTGGCCGAAGCGGACGGCGCGTGCCGCGCAGCTGGTGACCGCCGAAGAGCTGCTCAACCTGCAGCGCGAGCGCAGGTTCGGCGGCGGAGCGGTGCACGTCGACGCCAACACGGCGCTACGGCACAGCGCGGTGTGGGCGTGCCTGCGGCTGCGGGCCGACCTGGTGTCGTCGATGCCGGTGGATGTCTACCGGCGCGTGAACGGCGTGCAGGTCGAGGTTCCGGCACCGCCGGTGCTGGTGACCCCGGGCGGGTCGACGGTCGGCATGCGGGAGTGGACGTACTCCACCCAGGTCGACCTGGACCGGGCCGGGAACGCGTTCGGGCTGATCACCGAACGGTCCGGCGTGATCGGGCCGGACGGCCGCGGCCTGCCTGCTCGCATCGACCTGCTGGCGCTGTCCGACGTCACGGTGCGCGCCAACGGCTCACAGATCACCAAGTACGTCATCGCGGGCACCGAGTACGACCCGGCGGACGTCTGGCACGAGAAGCAATACACAGTCGCCGGCTTGCCGATGGGCCTGTCCCCGGTGGCGTATGCGGCCTGGACGATCGAGGAGTCCCTCAACGCCCAGAAGTTCGCCCGCGACTGGTTCGCCGGCGGCGCGATCCCGATGGCCGAGCTGAAGAACACCGCGAAGACGATCAACGAGAAGGAAGCCCGCATTGCCCGCGAGGCGTTCGAGGCAGCGGTGTCCACCGGGGACCTGTTCGTGCACGGCAACGACTGGGAGTACAAGCCGATCCAGACCGTGGCCTCGGCGTCCGCGTTCCTGGACGCCCGGGAGTTCGGCCTGTCGGACATCGCCCGGTTCTTCGGCTGCCCCGGCGACATGATCGACGCCGCGGCGTCCGGGAGCAGCGTCACCTACGCCAACATCACCCAGCGGAACCTGCAGTTCCTCATCATGCATCTGGGCCCGGCCATCGGCCGCCGCGAGGACGCCTTCAGCCGCCGCCTGGTCAGCAACCCGCGGTACGTGAAGCTCAACAGCGACTCCCTGCTGCGCATGGACCCCGCCGCCCGCGCGGCCATGTTCGCCACCCAGATCAACTCGCGGACCCTGACGCCGTCGGAGGCCCGGTCCTACGAGGAACGGGCGCCGCTGACCGAGGAGCAGTACGCCGAGTTCGACCGGCTCTTCGGCAGCCGCAATGTCGCGCCTGCCACGTCCACCGTCCCTGCCGCTTCGGGAGCATCGTCATGACAGCAATCTCGCTCGCCGCAGCAGCGGCGGAACGCGCCCAGAACGTGCGGCAGCGCGCCGACCGGCCTTCTCAGCGCCGTAGCGCCGAGCCCACCAACGCCCGGGCCTCTGTGCGCGCCGTCCTGTCCGGGGTGGACGTCCGGGAGGCCGCCGACGGCAGCGCCCTGGCCTTCTCCGGGCACGCCAGCGTGTACGAGCAGGGCTACGAGATGTGGGACGCGTTCGGCCCTTACACCGAGGTCGTCACGGCCGGGGCCGGCAGCGACTCGCTGGCCCGCGCCGACCTGGACGTGCCGTTGGTGCTCGCGCACGACCAACTGCGGCGCCTGGCTCGCACTACGACGGGCACGCTGCAGCTCTCCGAGGACGACAACGGCCTGTCGGTGTACGCGCCCGCCCTCGACCCGTCCGACTACGACGTGGCGTACATCGCGCCCAAGCTGCGGTCCGGACTGATCGACGAGATGTCGTTCGCGTTCCGCATCGAGTCGGGCCAGTGGTCCCCGGACTACACCGAGTACCGGATCAACCGGTACGACATCCACCGCGGCGACGTCGCGATCGTCGGGTACGGCGCGAACCCGTACACGACCAGCACCCTGCGGACACCCGCAAAGGAGCCCGGATCGTCCCGGGCTCGGGCGCTGCTGGAGATCGCGCTCGCCCGCTGAACCCCTGAAACTTCCCGCCCGCCGACTGCGGGCGGGGCTTTGCCCTGCGCTCTGCGCGCACGAGTCCGCCTGGCGCCATGCCTCGGGCGGCCGTCTGACCTGGACCGGGGCGTCTGGAATCCCATCGCACAAGGAGATGACGAGCCATGACGCTCGAAGAGATGGTCGCCAACGCCCGCACGGCGCTGGACACGGCGATCGCCACCCGCCAGCGGGAGCAGGACGCCCTCATGGCGCTCCGCTCCGACGAGAACCTGACGGTCGAGGCCGTCACGGCCCAGACCGAGGCCCGGGACGCTGCGGACGCCGAGGTGACCCGCCGCCAGGAGGCCCTGGCCGGCCTCGAGGCCGAGCAGGCCCGCGAGACGGAGCTCGCCGCGCTGTCCGCGCGCAGCCACCCGACTGGGAACCGTGCGCCGGCCTACGACCAGGTCGCCCGCGTGGGCGCCGAGGAGCGCACGTACCGACCCGACCAGGACCGGCGCGGCCAGCACTTCGAGCAGGACGTCGCCGCGGCGTTCCTGGGCGACTACGAGGCCCAGCAGCGCCTCGCCCGGCACATGGCCGAGGAGCGCGTCGAGCGCGGCGACCAGCTGCAGCGTTCCGGCGGGATCGTCGGCACCGGCGCGTTCTCCGGCCTGGTCGTCCCGCAGTACCTCACCGACCTGTACGCGCCCGCCGCGGCCGCCCGCCGACCTTTCGCGGACGCCTGCCGGCACCACGACCTGCCTGCGCAGGGCATGACCGTGAACATCTCCCGGATCACCACGGCGACCAGCACGGCCCTTCAGGGCTCGGAGAACACCGCGGTGTCCGCGACGGACATCGACGACACCCTGCTGACCATTCCGGTGCAGACCATCGCCGGTCAGCAGACCCTGTCCCGGCAGTCGATCGAGCGCGGCGCCGGCGTGGAGCCGATCGTCCTGGACGACCTGTTCCGCCGCTACGCCACGACCCTGGACTCGACGCTGCTCAACCAGGCGACGACCGGTCTGGCGGCCTCGGCCACCACGATCACGTACACCTCGGGCACTCCGAAGGTCGTCGAGGCGTACCCGCAGATCGTCGCCGGCCTCGCCGGTGTCGAGAGCGCCATGCTCGACATGGCGTCCGGCGAGAACATCGCGATCATGCACTCGCGCCGGTGGTACTGGCTGCAGAACGGCCTGTCCTCGTCGTGGCCGCTCATCAGCCAGCCGGGCATCGCCGCGCAGATGGGCGGCAACAACCTGGCCAACACCTACGGGTCCGGCGTGCGGGGCGTCCTGCCCAACGGCACCCCGGTCATCGTCGACAACAACGTCGTGACGAACCTCGGCGCCAGCACCAACCAGGACGAGATCTACGTCGCCGACCGCAACGAGTGCCACCTGTGGGAAGACCCCAACGCCCCGATGTACATCCGGGCGGAGCAGCCGGCCCTCGCCAGCCTCGGCGTGCTGATGGTCGTGTACGGCTACGCCGCCTACACGCACTCGCGGTACGCGCAGGCCCAGAAGGTCACCGGTACCGGCCTGGTCCTCCCCGCCTACACCGGAGTCTGATCCCCTCGCCAGCCGCGGTCGCCACCCCCCAGCGGCCGCGGCTGGCCCCACCCCTGTCAGGAGGAAGCCATGGCAGAGAACCCTCAGACCGACGACGCGATGGTCGCGGCGCTGCTCCGGGAGCGGGAGGGACTCGTCCAGCAGGGCCTGGACGACCGCGTCGCCGCCGTCGACGAGCAACTCGCCGCGCACGGCCACAAGGCGGCCGCCGGCGACAAGAAGGCTCCGGCCTCGCGGTCGACGCCGCCCAAGGGCCGCCGCGCGCGGGAGGGCGAGACGACCTGATGGCCAACGAGTACGGCACGGTCGAAGAGCTGAAGACCCGGCTGAACATCGAGCAGACGGACACCAGCCGCGACAGCCTGCTGACCCGTTCCCTCGGTGCCGCCTCGCGTGGCATCGAGCGGGCCACCGGGCGCCGTTTCTGGCTCGACTCGGCGCCGACCGTGCGCACCTACAACCCGCGGCGGCGCCTGGTCACCGAGGCCGACGGCGAGCTGCTGCGCGTCGACGACATCGGCGACACCACCGGCATGCTCGTCGAGGCCGGCGGCAACGGCACAGCGTTCTACGAGATCACCGGCTACGAGACGTGGCCAGACAACGCCCTCGCGGACGGGGAGCCGGTCACCGCCCTGCTGCGGCCGATGAACATCTGGGCGATCCCCATCACCCGGATCCGGATCACCGCCCTGTTCGGGTGGCCCGCCGTGCCCGACGAGGTCACCGAGGCCGCGCTGATCCAGGCCACCAGGCTTTTCAAGCGCAAGGACAGCCCCGAGGGCATCATCGGCAACGCCGAGTGGGGCGTGGTGCGCCTGTCCCGCCGCGACCCGGACGTGTGGAACCTCATCGAACAGTTCGTACTGCCCGGCTTCGGCTGACAGGGAGGGACCACCGTGGACATCACAGCCGTCCGCAACGCCCTGGCAGACGCCGCCCGCGCGGTCGTCATGCCCACGGGTACCCAGAAGCTGACCTCGACCGGCTACGCGCCGGACGCGGTCACCACCCCGCACTTCTTCGTCGGTGACTACACGATCACCTACGACAAGACGTTCGGCCGCGGGCAGGACGAGGTCGAGTTCACCGCGGCCATCCTGGTCAGCCGCTCGGACGACCTGTCCGGCCAGAAGACCATGGATGCGCTGCTGTCCGGGTCCGGTCCGTCCAGCCTCAAGGCTGCACTGCTGGTGGCCCGTGGCGCTCCGGGCGACTACGCCCTCGGCGGTGCCGCCGACGACTTCCAGGTCACCCGCGTGCAGTCCTACCGCTGGTACGAGGTCAGCGGCGTGCAGTACCTGGGCGCCGAACTCACCATCCGCGTCATCGGAGAAGGGGCGCCCTCATGAAGCAGATCCTCACGGACGTCCGGCTGTTCGCGGTCGGTGCCGACCTGTCCGGCAACTCCAACAAGGTCGAGCTCACGGCCGAGGTCGAGGAGAAGGACACCACCAACTACCGCTCCGCCGGGTGGAAGGAAGTCCTCGGCGGCCTCGCGTCGAGCACCTTCACCGCCGAGGGCCAGTGGGAGGCCGCCGACCCGTCCAAGGTCGACGACGCCTCCTGGGCGCAACTGGGCGGGACCGGGCCGTGGACGGCCACCCCGACCGACGCGACGGTCAGCACCCTGGCGTACTTCACCAACGCCCTGCGCTCGTCCTACGCCCTCGGCGGGCAGGTCGGCGACGTCGCCCCCTGGACCGGCAAGGCGTCCGGCTCCTGGCCCGTGGTGCGCGGCCAGATCGCCCACCCGCCGGGCACCGCCCGCACCTCGTCGGGCACCGGCACCGGCCTGCAGCTCGGCGCCGTCCCGGCCGGGAAGCGGCTGTACGCCGCCGTGCACGTCCTGTCGGTCAGCGGGACCGGCACCCCATCGATCACCCTGCGGGTCGAGAGCGACGACAACGCCGGGTTCACCTCGGCCGCCACCGCCCTCACCTTCGCCGCGGCGACCGTCCCTGGAGGTCAGATCCTCCGCAGCGACGGTACGGCCATCGCCGACAGCTACTTCCGAGTCGGCTGGACCGTCACCGGCACCTCGCCCAGCTTCCTGTTCGCCGCCGCGCTCGGCATCGCCTGATCGGAGACCCTGCTATGGCCAAGATGGTCCTGCTCGCCTCGTACCTGTCCCTCAACAGCACCCCGCTGTCGTCCAACGCCAACAAGATCGAACTGACCGTCGAGGTCGAGGAGAAGGACGTCACCACCTACGGCAGCCTGGGGTGGAAGGAAGTCCTCGGCGGCCTGAAGTCCGGAACGCTCGCGATCGAGTTCAAGCAGGACTTCGCCGCGACCCAGCTCGACAGCATCATGTGGCCGCTGCTCGGAACTGTCGTGCCCTTCGAGGTCCGCGCCGACCAGGCCACGGCTGGCACGTCGAACCCGAAGTACACCGGCAACGTGCTGATCAAGGCATGGAACCCGCTGACCGGTTCGGTCGGCGACGACGCCACGGTCAGCGTGTCGTACAGCACCTCCGGTGTCGTCACCCGGGCGACGTCCTGATGGCCGAGCACTCGCCGATCGAGATGCAGGTCTCGGCCGAGGGCATCCAGCGCCTGGGCCGGGCCCTGGCCGCCGAGGAGGACGGCAAGCAGCTCCGCAAGGAGCTCGCCGCGAACATGCGCGGCGCCCTGCAGCCGGCCGCGCAGATGGCCAAGTCCAACATCATGTCGATGCGGTCCGAGCACGGCGCCGGTGGTGGCCCCGGCCTGCGCCAAGCCATCGCCAAGAAGGTCCGGCCTGAGGTGAAGCTCGGCGGCCGCTGGTCCGGTGCCCGGGTCAAGGCCAAGAAGACCCCGAACATCAGGAACTTCCGCAACGCGCCCAAGCGCACCCAGAAGCCCGGCGGATGGCGCACCCGTTCCTGGGGTGGCGAGTGGCGCACCCAGATCGGCCGCTTCCAGTGGTTCGACCGTGCGATGGCCGGCCGCGAAGCGCACTACAAGCAGCAAGTCCTGGCCGCGATGGAGGCCATGGCCCGCCGCGTCGTCGAGCGGAACCGAGGATAGGGAGCAGCCCCGTGTACCTGGTGTATCAGCCCGAGGGGTCGGAGGAGCCGACCCGCTGGCCGTACAACCCGCGCAAGCTCATGTCGGCCGAGCGGGAGGCCATCGAGAAGCGCACGGAGTTGCCGTTCGCCGAGTTCACGCAGGCCGTCATCAAGGGCTCCTCGCTGGCCCGCCGTGCCCTGCTGTGGGTGATGCTCAAGCGGGACCACCCGACCACCAAGTTCGACGACGTCGACTTCGCGTGGGACGAGCTGAAGCTGGAGTACTCCAAGCAGGAGTACGCCCACATGATCGCCGACGCCCGCGAGAACCTCGCCGGCGAGCAGCGCGACATGACCCTGCAGGGCCTGCAGCGGGAGTGGGAGAACGCCCTGGACGACCCGGAGCAGGAGGGAAAAGTCCTGCCGCCGGTCGTCGCCTGAGGCACCTCGGCAACGCCGCCCACCTGCTGGGCGTGCGGCCGTGGGAGTGGGACCGGCTCAGCGTCGACGAGGCGGATCACCTCCTGGACTGGCTCGACCAGTACGAGAAGGACGTCCAGGAGCAAGAGGCGAAGCTGAGGGGGTGACCCGTGGCGTCGGATACGTCGCTCGTGTTCAACCTGGTCGCACGTGACCAGGCCAGTGAAGCGCTCGACAAGATGAAGGAGAAGTTCAGC